CGTAACCTTATTATGTGCATGGGCGTATCTGGCCTAACAACTATCGAGCTGGGCTTACAGTTTAAAGTTAACGGTCTTTCTTTTAAAGGATATGTTGAGATTACTTTGAACGGTAAAGACCTTTACGACATTACCTTTAAAAGGGCTGTCCGTAAGCAAAACCAAGCAGCTAAGGAATTGGGCGTTAAAATGTTTGATACCACTGTGGAGACTGTTAAAGTATTGAATGATGTTTATTCTGAAGACATGATGGGCCTCTTGGAATATTATGTTGAGAATCGTGAAAACAAAAACGTTATGACTTCGACGGAATTGGTGGGATAAAATGAGATTAAACCCTTATGTTGAAATACTGGCCAAAGCTCTTTACCGTAAAGAAATGACTCCCATATACGTCTACGAGAATGAGCTGGAAGATGCTAAGGACGCTGTTAGCTTTATTAACTGTCGTAACTACGTTGCTCGCTTTGAGCTTAAAGGTAGCTGGATTACAATGGAGTTGGTGGAAGATAATGACTAAAAAAGGTTTATCTAAAGTATTTATGAAAGCAGCCATCCATTTAGACAAGAATGCTAGAGAACATTGCTTCCATGGGACCTGCTCGGCCATATCCGACACTATCCGCCCGTATGACTATGACTACTCTAAGTACATTAGGTCGATTTACAAAGAAATGTTCGAGCCAGACGGTATGGACCCATCTCAGTACTGGTGGGACTTTAATAAGAACGATACGGAAGCTAGGAAGCTGGCCCTGCTTTTCATGAACGAGATCGTTAATGATGAGCTGGAGGCTTACTTCAAAGGTAAGTACCGTAAGCAATATACAGTAAAAAAGATATTGGAGGATTATTCTTATGAGGCTTAACAGCAATCGGAATTCCCACATTAAGCTGATCTATGTGTTCCCAACTGTGATGTATCAGAGATACCCTGCTTACAGCTACTTGACATTTGCTTTTCTGTGGTTTACATTAGAAATTGAGTGGAGGAGATAGTATGACACCAAAGATTAAATACATTTTACCAATTATTCTTATAGTTTTGTTTCCATATTATTTTAAGGCTGTGTTTGAATCTTACGACTGGTTATCTGATAGTAAGGACACTAAAGGCTTTATGTCTTTATTCACTATTATTGTAATTGGTTCTGCATCGTCTTGGTTTTTATCGGAGGTCATTAATGACTAAACCAGATTTCGCAGAGTTGAAAGAGAAGCTTGCGCAAGCAAGAGATCAATATTTGAACGACAGACCGCACTTGTCTACAGCAGAGAGACACGAAGCCATGAAAGCTTTTGATGCTGCCAACTCTACAACAACAGAGCTTCTCGACATTATACAAAGTCAGAGTGAGGCGTTGGAACACGCTTGTAATTATTTAAAAGATACAGGTGTTTTGAAAATAGAGGATTGCGAGCCTGATAAACAGATGTATTTCAGCTATATCAAATCTTTATCCGAAACAAACACACGTCTGCAAAAATTAAGGGAAAACAAATGAAAAAACAAAAACCAACTATTCTCTCAATAGCAGCTCAGTTGTTAACGCATCAAGTGAGTGATAATCCAGACGACTATCCTAAAAAGTTTCCTAAATGGGTTTTGAATTACATTGCAAGCCATAACCAAAAACAACGCAACTGGGCTGTTGAGCTTAGAAATATACATGATGAAAAATTAAGGGATGGAAAATGAGAGAATTTTGGCTCGACATAGAAAAAGGACAAACATATTTTAGTAAAGTTAATGGAGCCGTTCACGTCATCGAATATAAAGAATATGAACAGCTCAGGTCTAAGCTAGAAAAAACAATTCAGGCCTTAGTTAAAATAAAGGACCACGATGGCCATCGACACAGTGAAGATCCTGACGATACGGCTTGGGCCTGTCTTAAAGAAATCGGAGAAGCAAAATGAATAAGCCTGTATTTATTAGAAAACAATTAGATGAAAACGGAACTGTCCAGCATGTTGAGGCCAGTCTGTATAGAACGGCGTTTGATGAGGAGTACGTTCCATTGTCGGAGTATGAACAGCTCGAATCAGTCAATCGTTTGGTAAATGAGCACATATCTGATTTGATTTCTAAAAATGAACAGCTTAAATCTAAGCTGAAAGTGGCGGTTGGAGCCTTAGAAACTGCATCGGACTATATGGACAACCAAGGTCAGGATGCTACTTACCTTGAGATTGTGATCGATACAATAAGAGGGTCGATAAAATGAAATATATCAAGTGGATAGTTGCAATCATCTTACTCCCAGCGCTCCTGCCCTTTATCTTAATAGGTATTGTAGGCAGACTGGCTCACTCAGCGCTAAAATATGGGTATGAACAGACTGACACTGTTCTTCAACGGGTTTGGAGGCTCAAATGACAACTTCAGAAAAACTGGACAAGAAGATTGAGGCCATTGCTGAAAAACGAAGTAGGTATCAAAGCTCTACTGGTCAGCCTGATTTGGATAAGGCTATTGGCTGGTATTTACAGGTCGGTGGCGAGTATATGGGCGATTCTCTAAAACCCCTACTTTTAGAGATGGCTGAGGCCTTAGAGTTCGTATCTATGCCGCTAACCAATAAGAATCCTACCGTTGAAGGTCTGATCGAAACTATAGGTGAGGATACTAAACGCGCTAAGGAAGCTCTAAAGAAATTCAAGGAGTTCTTAAAATGAAAGATTTTTTCAAGCCAGAGGATTTTGCATTAAACGAAGACGATTCATATACTACAATTTACACAGCGGCTAGTCTTGCTAATGAGAAACTATTCTTGCTGATTGAGTCTATGCCCGTAGTTTACGGTGACACTGTCGGACCTTGGTCTCGAGCAACGCACCACCGCGCTACACACAAAGCCCGACTAGCATTCGTTGAAGAGATCGTTAAAGAGCCTTGTAAGCATGAGCCAGACAAAGTTGGGCTGTTTAATAATTTTGATAATCCATCACAGCCACACTTTGCTTACAACAGTAAATGCAAACATTGCGGCGTTGAGCTTCAAGCAACGTGGAGTGAGAAATGAAAGCTTTAGTTAACTACATTGATTTCCACTGGGATAACCACCAAGGTGGCTCTGGCAAAAGCTTTGAGCTTACCACTATCATCGACCTTCCACACGAGCTCATGGCTGGGATGGTCCGCGAGTATATCGAGACTAAGCTCCATGAGGTAGTCCGCGAACAAAGACCATTCAGTCAAAGCAACAGCAAAGCAACCATCGTAAAAATTGAGCTGTGTTAATTATTTTCTTGTAAATCTTACAAACATCTGTTAAGTTAGTCTTATAGGAGTTCTAATGACTAAAAAACAAGCTTATAAAATTATCGAAGAAAAGTTTGGGGACTATAAAGGTGGCTATATCGATTGGCTGTGCGCCTATCCGACTGTCGGCAATAAAGAGATGGTCAAAGACTGGCGAAAATACTGGGCTCTGATTAATAAAGAATCCCGAGCCTGCTTTATTAGCGATACGTTTTACAGATCGAGAGAGCCTTCTTTACGGGACATAAGGGCTTTGTCAGGCTTAGCTAGGTTAATGTTCTTAAACCATTTTATTGAGGATACTTACAAATAGGAGGAACCATGCACTTAGAAGATACGATTTTAGAATTAGCGGTAGTAATCGAGCAGCTGGAGCAAGGTAATGAAGACTCTTCTGAAGAGCGTAATGGGTTGTCGGACCTAATCAACGATATCCCTAAGCATTCCAAGCACTTAATTAGCCAAGAGATTTTAAATTACGCCATGAAAGTCTTGGGTAAGCCAAACACTGATATTATAGTGTTGCATTAGATTGGATTTTGGTATATTATAGTATATAGTTTTGATATGTTTAAATATATGAGATAGCGGATGATATATGGATAAATACAAGATAATCAAGGACTTAGGGCTGCAGGTGTTCACCCAGCCATACAATAAAGATGCTATGCTTGTATCAGCTGATGATTTGGCTGATGTTATAAATAGATGCGCTAGAAAAGATCGTCCACACCAGACAATCTTTGAGCTCATAGTTAGAAAGACACCCAAGACTTTAGAAGAGAAAATACTCTATGTATTAAATGACGGGTCCAAGTCTCAAGGTCTAGTCTTGCAAGAGATCAGAGCTTTAGTTGAAAAGACTAAGGACTAACCCCACAAACACAAAAACCCTAAGTCCAAAATATAGGAGTTAGGGTCAGTCAGAATCTAATTAAATCCACTTACAACTAATATGTAAGTTCTGTGTAAATCATTGGCTTACCACAATCAAGCATTCCCTCAGACCGATTCAGTGGAAGGATATTGCCCTAGCTATTGCCCTCATCGTCAGTATCATATTTACGAATCACAGGGGAGTCACTAGGAGCCATCCCTAAAGATTGGGGCTTGGTAGGCATATTGGCCTTATCTCTTGTCTTAGCCCTATGCTTGGCCTTCTCCTCGGCTTCTAGTTCCTTAACATACTTATCGAAAGATTCCTTATCATCTTGATAGTCTTGAGGGTTAACTATCTTGTCAGCTGCCACATCTAAGTCCTCTTCATCTAACTGCTCTAACTGATATTCATACACATACTTTAGGACCTCATCTGGAGGTAAAGCAAATACAATATGTAATGGAGTATGGAATAAGGTCGAGTACTGGCGGCATACCTTTCGGTACATGTAATCGTCATCTGGGGCTATGACGTTGGCCATAGCTATCTCATAGATTTCTTTTATGTTCATTATTTCTTTTTCTTTGTCGGCTTATCCACTGGCAGATCAGCCAATTGGTCTAGCGGTAGATCGAGCTCTTCCATCTCTTTATTAACCTTTAGCTCTTCGTCTTCCTTCTTGTACTTCTCATCTAAAGCTCTTCTAAGTCGTTCAGTAGCCTTACGGTGATTCTCCTTGAGCTCTTCTCGGTACTTTATCTCGGACTCAAAGGAAGCCTTTAGGACGTAATCTAGGACGTTAGTGTCTTTAATGTGGGCTCCGCCGAATCTTGCGGCCTGCTCTGTCCAGAACGGTGGGGACTTGATCACGCGCTGTTTAAGCTGTGATAGGGCGTAAGCTAGGTTCTCAGCTACTGGGTCAACCATGGCTGGATTGGGGCCTAATAGATCACGGTAATCCCTATCAGCTTCAATGATCTGTAAGGGCGACAGAACACAGCGGAAAGTAAAGGTCCCCATGTAGGTTCCACCAATGGGCTCAGCGGTGTTAATATCCCAAGAAGCAAAGCCATTTTCAATAATAATATCTTTTTTCAAGATTTCCATAGATACCTCAGTTTTATAGTATCATAAAAGGTAATCTTTAGGGAGTAGAGGTATTTTAATGGAATCATTCATCGGCCCAGTATTCAGTGTTATCGTAGGTATTCTTGGAGCTTGGCTCACTTTCGCCCAGCTTAAGAAGCACTATACTGACGAATTCGATAAGAAAATCGAGGAGATGGGCGAAGATTGCAAAGCTGCCTTGGATGCTGAAATCAAGATATTCCACTCTAAAATGGAAATTGTTGTCCGCGATGTCGAAAATATGGAAATCGGTCTGTCTAAAGAGATTGAGTATGTCAAAGAAGCCTATAAGGGCGAAATCAAGAACTTAGGCGAAAAGATCGAATCCCTAAGATCACAAGTCCAAGAGCAGCATAACCAGCTCATTGGACTTCTAACTAAACTAGTTCAAGATAAGTAATTAAGTAAGTTCCCTGATTTTATAATAAGTAAGTAATTACGAAGCCTTCTGGGCCTGTTCAATATCACGCTCAACATCCTGTATCATTCTTAAGTAAATCTCAAGGTCTTTCTGGGCCTTCTTGGCTTTAGCCATCTCTAAGCAAATAACCTTCTTCTCTTCTTCTAATTCTTTTAAGTTAGTCATAATACCTCCTCAAACAGAATAGCTTTGTAATTATTACAAGTCAACAGAATCTAATGCTTTTCTCAAAAAGAGAAGCTTTCTTAGCGCGTACTGGTTAGACTGGAATATACGCTTGGCCTCTTCTGGCTCGCCTGACTCAAGCAGAGACGATATCTCTTTCAGGGGCTGGCTCTTAGGATATTCAGCAGTTTGTTTAATCTGGTCCGATAGCTGGGTTAATTCTGTTTTAGTCATATAGTCTCTTTCATTTTCGAGATACGATGTCTCGTCTCGGTTAATTCTAAGATACGTCCTTCAATCTCAGTTAGCATAGCCTCTTTGGCTTGGCTAAAAGTTTCGTAAGGTCCTAGGCAGGGAGTTACTGGCCCTAAAAGATATGTGGGAGTTAGGTCTAGGCGGTCTGGGTTAAGGATGTACCAGCCTTGGGTTTTATAAACTGCCTTTGTAAAATCGTCCATCTTAAAGCTCCTTGTAGATGCTGGCACCACAAGGAAGGTCGCGGTAGTAGCCAACAAGCTCGATGCGAGCAGTAAAAAGTAATTCACCGAAATGTGTGTAAAATTTACATTCGTTATATTTTTCTTCAGTTCCTTGGCTAAAAGATTCTTCAATCAAAACCTGAGCTTCTAATACGTTGTGGACTTTTTCTTTATTCATAATGCCTCCGATATAATTAGAATAACGGATTGTTGTAATATTTACAAGAGATTATTTAAGTTTCTCATCCATTTCGATAAGATGTTGACATGACTCAGGATTCTCTGGCTCATAATGAGAAACAGAAATAGGACGAACGTACTCCACAGGACGTTCTTCCATATATTCAACAACTCGATCGTAAGACCTATCGCATTTATCTTTCAAAGGACAGGTCTCGTTACGGCAAAAAGTCTTATCTAGGTTCATTAAGATTTACCCAACACAGCAAAGCCAGCTTCAGTTGCTTCTTTTTTAGATAGAGTTCCTTGGCGCTCGTCGGCCTTGGCTGTTCGAACGTAGTCGACATCTTTGTAATACATATAAGTTCCTTTTGGCTTTACAATCTTATACACCAATCCACTCACAGGGTCTTGGTGGTAAGTATTCAAACCAAGCTTTTGCATCTCGAGCTCCTCTTGGTACTTAAGCTTCTCTTCTCCAAGTTTCTCAATAATTTCAGCTAGTTCTAAAAATCTTTTGTTATCCATTTTGGGCCTCCATCTCAGCCATATTAATTAAATCTTCTTCGTGCATTTTCATTTGCTCTTCAATCCACATATCCATCTCTTCTTTACAGACGTCACATAACGCCGCAGAAGATGTGCAATCACCACAAGTACACACAGAACCGTCTAGCTTAAGCACTGTAGGCCTTCCCTGTGCGATGGTCATCAACCCACTTGGCTACCACAAATCGTTTACCATAGCCAAAGCTCGCAAGATTAAAGTCCTGTTTCTGCATCACAGTCAACGCTTCATGGATATCTTCTAGATAGAATCCGTAAGTATCCGTCATAATAGATTTCACTGCCTCAAAAGAACCTTCGACCACAGTTCGGTCCTTATGCTGCAATACCCAAGTTTCGTCATCATGCTTAACAATCAAAGAAAAAGACATAAAACCTCCGTTACATCGATAATAGCAAAGTCTGTGAAAAAAGCAAGAAAAAAGTGAAAGTGTGTAAAAATTACAAAAACCCCTATAAATTCTTTAGTTTAATTAAGAGCAAGGAAAAGAAAAGTTATGAGCTTTGAATTATTTTGGGCTTTCTTTAGTTTTTTTGTTGTTTTTAGCTTTTTCTTAAAAAAGTTATGATACTCTCTATTTAAATAGATTGATTGATGGATCTTTTGGCTGTTAGTTACTAATTAGCTAGCTAAGCTAATGTTGATCAAAGCTATGTTGGAGATAGGTGTATTTAAAATAAAGGGGATTTTGTGGACAATACGTTAATGGATAAAATTAAACAGTTTTTTAATGACATGAACCAAAAAGGTATTCCTGTGCCGATGGCTCGTGACCCGAAGAGTGGACAAGGGTCTATTACAGCAACAATGTTCATTATGACTCACGTCGCCTGTATTCTTTTACTGTTAGGTAAGGTGACTAACGTTGTCGGGAACGTAGACTACTCCCAGCTTCTTTGGCTGTATGGCTTGACAGGAAGCTTTTATTTAGGTAGAAAGATATCAGGTAATGGAAAAGATATCACCGTTGGCGAATCAGTCGACAAGAAAGAAGATCAATAATGCCTCAATTTTTAAAAGACCTTTACGAAAAAAATAAAGCACTGGCTTGGATCGTTGGTATCGTAGTTATCCCCGTAGTTATTCTGTTTTTCTTTAAGGATTTCGCTATGATGTTCCTTGCAAAGGGAGCTCAGAAAGATGTCGACAATGCCGTGGCCAAAGACAAAGAGATTCAAAAAGAAGTCGACGCCATCAAGACAGAGGTGACTAAGCACGAAGCTAAGGCCGATCTATTGGATAAGCAGGCTAACGAAGTAAAGAACGATAAGGATGAGGACTGGCATAAGAGCCGAGGGTCCGCTACTATTAAGACTATGTTTGTCATGCTGTTGTTGGTGAGCGTTTGTTTATATGGATTGTTTTTACAGAATACTTACGAGAACCACTATCCAGTAGCTTCTGAAGGTGACTGCGTGGTTTTTGATATGGCTGAAGTTTCTGGCATGAATTTGTTCGGAACTAGCGGAGTTACCACTGCTAAAGTAGTGGGGAATAATATGTCTGCTGGTGAGATGCAGGTCGAGGTTTTTGTTCAGATATCTGGCATTACGATGACGATCAACAATGCCTACATTGGATACGCTGAGATTCGCAGAGCTAACTACGAAGTTATCAAGGGATGCCAAAGTGAAAACTCTAATTAAGATATTGCTATGCCTAGCTCTTTCATCGCAAGCTTTTGCTGTTTGTGATTCTACGGATATCAAGAAGAACGATGATGGTTCCTACAATTACGGGAAGGACTGTCATATTGAAGTGGGCCACGTCTTTAAAGAGCTTGAGATTAGAAAGCAGCAGATCGGTGAGATGAAAGAGGCTTTGATTCTTAAAGACTCTTTGACTGTAAAGCTTGAGCAAAGAAACCAACTATGGATGGATACGAGCTTTAAGTTGAATGATAAGATTCAATCATATGAGAAGTATAGGAATGATAATCAGTGGATTACATTTGGTGCTGGAATCCTAACAGCAGTACTGGCTGGCTGGATGGTTGGCCAAGCAGCTAAGAACTCTAACTAACGAGTTCTTTTTATCCCAATTATATTTATTATCTTATTGAAATCACTAGGAGTTACGCTGTCTTGGTCGGCTATAGTTTCAGGGTGAGCTTCTTCCAGAATAACAAGACCTAACTCTGAGCAGATAAACTGCTTATTACCGTTAATAACCAACTTTATATCTTTAGATTGGAAAACCTTCTGAGCTGTAATATTCAGAATCTGAATAAACGAATACTTTAATCCTAAAAGTGAGTTTGTCTTTTTCCTTATTCTTAAATAAACTTCATCAGATACTTCCATATCGTATTCTTCTAGAATTATATTGTTTTCTAGAAATCTAGACTCAGGAATAAGGTTCACATCACCATGACTTGCTTGAAATATCATCACATCACCAGTAAGCTCATCTATATATTTAATATAGACATGCGAGTATGGTCGTTTTTCAACTAGCTGTATAGCCTTACTAAAAGGTTTACATGCTCTTGAAGTACTAAATCCAAACGTGACTATTTTCATAAATATCCTTTAATTACAAACTAGAGGCTAGCACGAACAGCTGATCTATCTGCTGAGATGTTAGCCCCAGCATCGGAGCCATAGATACAATCAGTTGATTGTTTCTTTGGAACTCAATAGAGTACTCCCAAGTAATTCTAGCGACAGACCTGTTAGGCTCTGGCAGTGACTCGATCATATTATCGATGGTTGATATTGGAATTCCGTACATAACTAAGGCTATTCTCATCTGCCGAGGAGTTACGCTAGGAATGGGGAATATCGGAATGTTTGGAATGCCTGCGGAATCATTCCTCATCATTTGCTTCTGCTCATCGCTCAGATTAGCAATTTGAACTTCTAGCTCTTCTATCGTATTGCATTTTATTCCATTGACAATCATACTATCCAACCTTTCTAACAATTAATGTACTATTGGGACGTATAGACATTCCACTAGCGTTTATTTCTGATCTAAGTTGTATCGCTATACTTCCGCCAACAGTTATTCTAAATACGCCATCGGCGATAGCTGGAAAATTGGCATTGGCCGTTAATACCCCCTGAGACGTGATATTGTCGGCAGCTAATATTTGAGCGTATTCAAAGTGTTTATCCGTACCATTACCAGCTTGACCAAACTTCCAATTAATAACCAACTCTGAAACAGTCGCCGTATTCCCAACAAGTCTTAGGCCAACTCCAGTGGTCAACGCGGTAGACTGCATGATTCCTCGAAGACGGATCGCGTACAGACCCGGCTCTAAAGAGGCCGTAATAAATTCCGTGATATTAGCATAGGTTGTTGATGTAGATGACTGAATTGCGGTGGTATTCGCATCGTATTCAAATGTCCAGTATGATGTAGAGTACACGCAGCGACATCCGAGGTCAGTGTCATAAACCATAAGTCCAGATGCTGGAGTAGCGATAGCCAGTCTCTGAGCTGAAGTCATTCTTGGTAATAGTATGCCTTGTGTTGTAGAATCAACTTGGAATACGGCGGAAGAGTCAGGAGTCCCTTGTCCGACAGATAGTTGTCCACTACCAGTTACTGTAACCAATTCTGTTTCCGCGCTGTTTCTAACTTGTAATAAGTCTGCTGTTTGTCCAGCAGCTCCACGTATAGACAATCCTATTGAATCATTTGTGTTAAGTATTCTAGTATTATAAGTTGCATTACTACCATTAACAAAGGCAGCTGGAGTAGTTGTTGTTCTTCCTCCTTGGAGGATTATCTCGTGATACCCATAATGCTGCAAGGCTCGGCCACCACCAGATTGTAATCCAAAGTCCCCACCATCACCAACAATTTGACAGTCGCCAGTTCCTGCTGTGTTTGTAAATACGATCTTTGCTGGCCATGTTTGTGACCCTGCCGCGTCTATGTTTAACTGACTGGACACTGTTGGGTTGTTGATGGTCTGTGTTGCTATGAACGTGTTGGCTGTGTCTTTTAAGGGCACATTAGCCGACAGCCTAGCGTCAAGCAGTGTTCCGCTAGACAAATCGCCAGCGCTTCTTGTTGTGATGTCCGCCAAAGATGATGTTGCTTTATTTATCTGAGCCCATGTGTAGTCGTTTGTTGCGGCTATTACTGCTCCAGCTCTTCCGAATACTGTGGTTACAGGGAAAGTGATTGCGGTGCTTGCGGCTGAAGTGATCTGTCCTTGAGCGTTGACCGAAAAAGTCGCAACATTCGTAGCGCTTCCGTAAGCAGCGGCGATAACTCCAGTATTTGCGATGTTCAAAGTTCTGGTTGCTGTTAAATCCCCACCACCAGATAGTCCCGTACCAGCAGAAATACTAACAGTAGAATGATCAACGTGCTGATTTGCTACGTAGTTTTGTAAAGCATTGTGGTTAACCCCAGCAGGCAGAACTGCCGCTGTGATAGTGTTAGCGACATCGTTATAGGTAAAGTCAACTGAACTAGAATCTGTTAATATAGTGCCAACCGCATCTTGAGCCTGTTCATCAGTATATTGCGTTACTGTACTTGCGATAGTTAAAGTATTAGCAACATCATTGTACGTGGATGTAATCCCAGTGCCACCGATAACCAACGCTGCAACCCTATCATCAACAGATTCATTGAAGTCGCTCAAGGTGTTTGTTAATTGAGTCCCTGTGTGATTCGCTCTGGCTCGGTCATTTGTAGAAGCAGCACTTACAGTTGATGTCACTTGAGCCGCTGTTTGATAACCTGAAGGATTTGAAGCATCATATTTTAAATTCAGCGCAGTTTGAGTCGCTGTTGATATTGGCTTGCTGAGGTCTGATGTATTGTCAACCAAATTTAAACCAACATCAGCCTTAACTATCCCAGTTGGAGAGTTTATTACTGGTGAGGTAAGGGTTTTATTGGTTAAAGTTGCAACAGCTGAGTTTTTAGTTGCATCGCTTGTGTTGTCAACATTCCCCAGCCCAACCTGAGCTTTGGTTGTCGAGTGAGGATTTGCTACATCTGAAATATGATTATTAACGCTAGTTTGGACTGCGCCGATTGCCGTAGACTGTGCCGTTGACACAGGCTTGCTGAGGTCTGACGTATTGTCGACATTCTGCAAATCAATGTTTGTTTTTGCGTTTGTCTTTTCTGTACCAGTCAGAGCCTGCGCCGCCGTATCTACTCTAAGTCTGTTGCCCAAAGCTGTAGAAGTAGTCGCAGCAAAGTTAGGGTCGTCACCAAGAGCTGCGGCTAATTCATTAAGAGTGTCCAGAGTAGCAGGAGCAGCATCGATAAGAGCTGATATAGAGGCGCTCACCTGAGCTGCTGTCTGGAAGCCGCTAGGATTGCTCGCATCGTACTTATTGTTTAAAGCAGTTTGAGTAAGAGTGCTGATAGGCTTACTCAAGTCTGAGGTATTGTCTACCGAACCTAAACCGACATCTGTCTTACTTAGAACGACTATTCCAGTTTGTCCAGCGACAGACTGAACGGGAGCTGCTGTGCTAGCTGCAGCGCTGAAGTCGCTGATTGTGCTCGATAATTGGCTACCTGTGTGGGTCGACCTGTCCCGAAGAGCGGCGTCTGATGAATTGGCAGTTGCCCCAGACTGAACGCTGTCCAGCTTAGTTTTATCTGTAGCACTCTGTAGGCCAGCGACAGAGGTTGTAGCTGCTGGGCCTACTATTTGCGTTTCTATTTCTAGTGTATCTATTTTATAATCTGACATTTATTACTCCACTGTTTCGCCGTAAGATGTACAAGTCCAAGTCACTTCGCCTGATAATGCAGCGTTAGCATTAGCGTTTATTACAAACCCATTTACAGTTTTCGACTCCCAGCTCCAAGACCTAGAGTTGGCTCCTGTTATATGTATCGAATAGTTAGTGTTAGGGAATGCTGTGCCGAAAGTTACTGTTGCTTTTCTAGGTGCCCCAGTAAATGATGCCCCTGCTATGCCGCCAGCCTTAAATATTCGAGTCCCACTGATGCCATCAAGCTTAGTCTTGTCAGTTGATGACATGAAGCCGTTAGCACTAGTCGTTGCTACAGCGTGTTGTGTTGGGCTGGTCTGATTCCCGTGAGCATGTACGTGATCTGCTCTTGAGAACTGAGTGTTTGAAACCCCTTCAGCATTTGCTGTGCCAACTGTTTGCGGCGCAGCACTTAAGAATGGGTCAGCGCCATTAAAAGCATGACGTGAAGCATGCGCGGTTACGTTAATGCCATCGACTAAATCTACATTAGATATCGAGTTTCCACCCATATCTAAATTTCCACTCATAATATTTAAACCTGAGCGAAGCAAGTACTGATCATGGTCGTTATCGCCTAATCCTGAAAGTGCTCCATGATCCGTAATACCACCAACGCTTGATGATGATGCGAAACCGACACGAGGACGTTCGTCGATAATATCTAAAATATTTGTATGGGCTGGTCCAACAATTACAGAAGCAACACGAGCAAACGCACCGCTCATAAAGTTTGGGACAATAGGAAGTGGTGCAGCTTGTGCTTCAGCTAATGTATTATAATAGTCTGTAGCGTAGATCAGTGAATACTGTTCGCTTGGGCCACCTAGAACCATCAATAAATGCTTAACATGTTTACCCGATGGGATTGAAGCTAGTGTTCCAGTTCCATCATCATAAAAATCCCTATCAACCGTGGTCACTCCAGTAACGCGAGTATAGACACCAGCTGTTGCACTTTCATAGAATGACGACCAAGAAATCCCAGTTCCACCAACAGGTTCAAATTCAGTTTCAGAATAATAATATTCTCCTGCTGTAACATTTAAACCACGGGTTCCGTTCTCAGAAACAAGTGACCCGAATGCGTAGACCGACCCGATAGCCTCACGGAACACTCTATCAATTTTATTTGAATAGTGATGTGAGTCTAGAGGAGATTTTTCAATAAAAATAATATCAGTCGCATTTGTCACAACCCGACCTAGTAAAATATTCGCAGTTGTGTCTGGTGCTGCTGGATTCTGTACTAATATTGCTGAAGAGTTGATATAGATATAGTTATTTGAGCTTGCTGTTATGGAGATGGTCTGCGCTGCTAACTGAAAATATTCAACATTATCAGCAGGAGGCACTCCGACCGAAATATACCCTTTTAAAGCTGCAACATTTAAAGTAAGACCTGCTCCAGCGGATAGCTCTCCGCCGTCGAAAACTCCCATAGTCGATGATGTTAATACTAATGGACCAATGTCCGTAATGTTTGAAAAGGTGCTAGAAGAATAGTTTAGCTCTCCAGTGAAAGATACGCCGCCCACTGCCGAATCGGTAATAAGTACCGTAACATCAGCTAGGTCATCAATAACACACTTAGTTTTATCAGCAGTTATGTTTATAACTCCACTGGTTGACGGGTTTTCTACGGATAAGTCTATATTATTGTTTGTACAGATAACACCAGATAAATCTATAACAGGTCCAGCGCCAACGTTCTCAATGGCCAACCCTTTTCCTGTACCAGTAAAATCCTTAATAAAAGTATCTGATGAAGAAAGTCGCGTTCCATCAGAAACAACAATACCAGAAATACTATCAGCACCAAACAATCCGCTAGAATTTAAAAGTAATTCAGCCGTCACCCCAGTTGAGGAGATGCATACTCCAGATGCTGTCGTTGGATATGTATAAAAGTTCTCTAGAAACAACCTATTCACGGTTCCAGAATTAGCTCTATTTCTAGCACCAAAAGAGAAGGCTCCATTAACGTCAACATACTCTACATAGACAATAGACGTACCTAAATTAGAATAGTTATCGATTGGGATATCAAAATCATATATCGAAACCTTATGGACCTGTCCAAATTCTCCAACGTCCTCAGCATAAATGGCGGCCTTACCTGAGCCTACAGACCCAGCGTCTCCGACTAAGTTTAAAAATGAAATTTCTGATAAAGTACCTAGCATGAATAAATGCTCATTTGGGTCTACTGGCGATACTGATGTCGTATTGATTCCTTCACCGCGAACCGAAACTCCAGCTGGAAGAATAATTGGGTTATTCACCAAGAAATTACCAGCGCCCATTTCAATCACATACGGTTTAGTTGCTGGGTCTGAGTCGGTAATACTGGCTACAGCTAATGCTAAATCTGTAAATTCACCAACCCCAGCGTTAGATATTTTAACTCTAACTACCTGTGGATTAATTAGTATATTATCAGACTCTTTTAGGTATTGGCCGTGAGGGTCTAAAGCAGCTTCATGAGCCGTTACCGCTGAACTACCCTTGTCTGTGTTAGTGAAGCTGACTGAGTTTCCTACATCACTATATGTGGCTGTAATCCCATCTTGGGTACCTGCGGCAATAGCTGTTCCAATAGCATCTTGAGCAGCTTCTGTAAAATCGGTCACGGCGCTAGATGTTATTGATATAGGAGCGTTTGTAATAGAAGAGGCCCTACCCTGAGCGTCTGTAGTAATAACTGGGACCTGAGAAGCGGAGCCATAAATACCAGAAGTCCCAACGTTAGGCATAGAGATTGTTCTGTTCGCAGAAAGATCACCTCCACCAGAAAGTCCTGTGCCTGCAGTGATAGTTGTGGTCTTAGCGGCCTTTTCAGTATCTAATTCATTAATCGCAGTCTGGACGTTAGTTGAGGCAATGTTACCTGAAGCAACATTTGCTATTTGAGATGCTGTGTAATCTCCAGATAACGCACTGACAGCTCCCTGTCTTCCGAAAACAGAAACAACCTGATCTGTATTGTCGACCTTGTCCCAATCAGTTCCATTGAAGATAGCCCAGTCACCAATCATCCAATCAGTGATTCCATCCAAAGAAGTTGCTCCAGAAACACTGACTACGTAATAATCTCCTTTAGTCGGAGATATTAAAGTTAAATCTGGAGTGTTAGTATTGGCGTCCCATACACCTTTATAATCAACAGACCCAAGAACAGTGTCTGGTAAAAAAGATGTTGCTATTTTAGAATCAGCACCCAATGGAACATATCCATTCGCTTGACCTTTTTCTGAAAGAGCTTGTTTTTCACTATCCAATTCATTGATAGCGGCCTGTACTGTCGTAGCTGCTACGGTACCAGCAGGAGTGTTCGTGATGTTTGCAGCAGGAACGCCAGTGATCGCGGTACTTATTACTGAGCTCACTCTTCCTTGGGCATCAGTAATCAGTATAGGAGTTTGAGAGGCAGAGCCATAAGTTCCAGCAGTACCCACATTAGGCATAGAGATTGTTCTGTCTGCTGTTATGTTTCCGCCACCAGTCAAACCAGTCCCAGCGTTGATATTAACAAGAGAGTGATCTATGTGTTTATTAGCTACAAAATTTTGTAATGAGTTATGATCTACTCCAGCAGGCAATACAGTTGCTGTTATAGTGTTAGAGACATCGTTGTAAGCAAGGTCAACGCTAGAAGAATCTGTAAGGGCTGAGGCTACCGCGTCTTGAGCAGCTTCTGTAAAATCAGTTATTTGAGTTGAAGGTATAGCTATCGGAGTGTCGGTAGCAGAAGTTATTCTTCCTTTAGAATCTACAGCGATAGTGGAAACATTAGACGCCGTTCCATATGACCCAGAAGTAACTGTTGTGTTTGTCAGTACTGCAGAAATGTCAGGGACAACATCGTTGTATGAAAACTGAATGTCGGCAGAGTCAGAAAGTATGGTTCCAACAGCATCCTGAGCGTCTTCCGCGAAGTTAGAGCTTATGCTGTTTATATCCCCCTGCAATTCAACTAAAGCAGATTGAACATCTGTAGAGGCTATGTTGCCAGTTGGGACTACGGAAATAGCAGAGGCGTCGTGAGCATCTGCAGTGTCAGCAATATGATTAGTCAACGCAGTATTAACGACGCCGATTGCAGTGGCCTGAGCCGTGGACACTGGCTTGTCCATATCGGAAGTATTATCCGCCAATCCCAAACCCACTTGGGCTTTAGTAACGCTATGAGGATTATTAGTCAGATTAGCGTGGAGATCAACTTTGGCTTGAACCTCAGTCGCAGTTTCATATTGAGGATGAGGGTCTAAAGCAGCTTCATGCGAAGTAATGGCGTCAGAACCCTTGTCAGTATTTTCGAAACTGATTGAGTTAGCTACATCGTTATATGTAACAGTAATGCCGTCTTGAGTTCCTGCCGCGATAGCGCTACCGATAGCATCTTGAGCAGCTTCGACTGCGTTAAGTAAAATATTATCTATATCGCCTTGCAGTTCGTTAAGAGCTCCTTGGACAGTTGTGGCGGCTAAGTTGCCAGATGGAACATTAGGAATTTGAGAAATATCTAAAGCAGATTGTATAACGTTAATACCAATAATATTTCCAGCGTCGTTATACACAACATCGATAGTTGATGAGTCTTGGAAGAAAGACCCGACGACATCTTGGACATATTCTTCGCTGACAGTAAGGAGAACGTAGCTTCCGTCATCTAATCTGGCCTTAACTACTTTTTCAATGTGATTGTAAAATATAGAAGCCTTACCAGATGGAGGTATTGCAATACTTGCGTCTAAACTACCCTGTATCCTAATCTTCGCCATTATTCCTCCACAATCAGGGTTCCGTCAAGCAGAAAATCCCCATCTACTGAAAATCCTTCATAGACTATCATTTGCTCGTTTTCTCTTACTTTAAGACTTTTCCCTGCTGGGACGCTTTCGTAAGAGAAGTTATTCCCAGTGACTAGATCGAGCTCCCCAGTCGTAGGATTTATAGTTATCTGTTTTTTAGGTTTTACTGGAAGTGCCATATTAACCTACCACCGTAATATCTTGAAAGTCGCCATCGGCGTCATAAGTGATAGTCCCAGTCTGAACAACAGTAGCTCCAAACATAGACTCAATAACCAATGGGTCCCCATCATCATTCTTACTCGTGACCCGAAGTCTTGAGTATGGTTTAGAGAATATAGCGTTGATTCGAACCGTCGACATCCCGACTTTAGACGAGTCCGCAGAAGGAACCATCTTGACAGTATTAGCCCCGTCACCGATTCGAGTTGAATCTGCGATATCACCTAAGTTAGGATAGTTGTCCAGATGAGTAAGTTTAACTGCAACAGATACTCCACCAGAAAAACTAACAGGCATAGGATTGCTTGAATTGTAATAATTACCAGTGTCATCGACCAAGATCGATCTTTTTGCTACGATAGGCTCTTCAGCATAAACAGCTCGGTTATGTTCAACTTCAGTGATAGTGGACCTACTTTGCTCAGCGGCCTCCACTGTTGGAGAGTTGGCTAATAGGTAGGCTGATATGTCGGCTCTGTCTTCGATCTTGCCCTTAACTGGGCCTACAAAGAACTGGGTATCTGAAAGGAAGCGATTGATAACAACTTGAACTGAGGGCTGGGTTGATGATTTAATGTTTACGATTTGTTTAACGAAGAAGCCCTTAATAGAGGCTACCGTAACTAAACCTTTTGTAGTTCCACTGGCAGTCATAGGCACAGGGGCCACGCCAAGCCATTTCTTTTCCGTAATCATATAAACCCTTACCAAATCCCTACCGTTAGAGAATAAGTTGACCGTTCAACTCACCTTTAAGATTGAGGGCTTAAAAAGAGAAAAGGCCCCTAAAAGGAGCCTTGGCATATTTAAACTTATTGTATGATAAGTTCTTATATATTAAGGTAATTCTGAAGAACCTGCAGATTCAGATTGATCTCCAGACTCGTCGCTTAAACGTAATCCAGTATAAGATACCTGTAATCTAGAAGTTGCCTTAGCATTAACCCCAGTGTTATAACTTGTTGGGACACAACCAGAAACCGTCATAATGTTTTTGTTAGCATTTTGACGATCTTTAATAGTGATCGTAACGCCCTCAAGAGCCAAAAGGTCTTGAAGTTTTGGGAAAGCTGGTAATGTATGAGCTCCACTGTCAACCACTCGGAAACCAGAGCAGTTTACGTTGATGGCCTCATAACTTGTTGGCGTGATTTCCTTAGGAGCAAAGCTTCCAAGGATAAAGATAGGCTCAACGCCGATATTCGCGCCGTAAGTACAGCTTTCAAAGATACCAACCACTACAGGAGTGCCAGTACCTTTTTGAATTGATAGGATGGCTCGGCCACCCGTTAGAACTTTAGACATATATTACCCCTTATCCTGCAGCCTGAGTTACTTGGCTGATTGAAATGTTGATTGGTATGAAATAAATTGAAGTAGAGAGCTTGATCTCTAAACTAACTTCCATTACTGGACCATTAATTCTGATCTTCAAGTTCTTATAACCCAAAACCGCGTCATCACTAGATGTAATGATCTTGATTCGTTTATATTGGTCCATTTTAACGATAACGAAAGACTCAGCAGAAGCGGCGTCTACGTCAGCTAAAGATTGACCAACAAAAGCTTTTTCTAAAGAATCAGCCAAATCAATCGCAGCGATATCAGAAAGATAAACAGCTTGTAAACTATTGTAAACAAAGTTAGTGTCATAGCCGTATGTCGACTGGTCAGAAACCCACTTGATTCCAGCAGTGTCTTTTTGTAAAATCAAAAGACCAGCGTCTAAAGCAGTTTCTAAGTCAGTTGGAGAACCAGAATCAAAATCAGCTGGGTCTTCATAAGAAATAACATTAGCTAACTTGTTAACGATACCTTTGTAGAAACCAGCGGCTTGCATTCCAGCAGCAACGCATGATTCGAACCAAGGTAAGAAGCTTTGGGTTCCATTGTCACCAACTTGTGATGGACGCTGGAAACAAACATAACAACGATAGTTAGCCAATTGCTGAGATCGAACTTGAGAGTCTGCGAAAGTACCCCAGTAAGATAACATAGCGACGCGGTTTCTCTTAAGCTTAGCTGTACTCATTTTCAATACGTGGTTTTTAGTCGCAGCATTGATAGAGTCGATTGTGTAAGTAGAACCAGAATCAGTCATAGCGTCAGCGATATCAGCAGAAGCGTCACGAGAGAATAAAGGAATTACGAAGTTAGTCTTAATAGACTCAACCTTAGCAAGAGCAGATAAGATATCAGCGCTTGAAGTTGAACCCTTAGAACCACTAGCTAAGAATACGATAGCTGAAGGAGCAGGTAAGCCCTCTGTTTCAGAAGCTGTAAAGTCAACTGCAGCGCTATTAGAGATAGCGTTTTTGAAGTTGTTTAAAGACTTCTTAATACGACCAGCTTTGATAGTTGCTGAAGTAGAGCAGATTCCGATAGCAGAAACTTTATCTAAAGCAGCTGGAGCTAACTGGTTTGAACCAGCAACAACTGAAGCTTTGTATCCTGTTTGAGCATTGATGAAATCAGCTAAGTCAGAGATTGTAGCGTAGTTAGAAATATCTAAACTTAAGTTAGCGCCAGACCCACCAGTAACTGTTGTAGTTAAAGCAGTTCCAACGATTGACAACGTAGCTGTCGTTCCTTGGTATCCAACTTCTAAAGCAACTTCACCTTTAGCTAAAAGAGTTTCGTTCAAGTTGATATCGCTTCGGATTACAGAAACTTCAACTTGAGATTCAGCAGATGATTTTACTTGACCAGCAACTAAGCCCAATAAAGCTAAGTCAGTTATAGTAGAATCAATAAGCTCTAAAGACTTAGCCCAACCTTTACGGTAGTTAGCAGCGTCAGCAGCCATAGTCAATTTAAGAGAGTTAGCAGCAGCGCCTGCAGAAGCTACGATACCAGCTGGAAGTAATGAATTCAATTCAATTACTAAGTTAGCGATATTTGAGTGATCTGCTGCAGTGTTTGACAAAGTTACAACAGCAACAACTCCACCATTTAAACGTAAGCTGAAAGAAGCTTGGTCTAAAGCAGCGCCGAAAGCAGCGATTGTAGTTCCAGTAATTTCAGGAGATACTTCTAATTGAGAAGCAGTAACTTGGAACTTAACTTTATTGCCATCAGTACCGTAGTTTTTAGCAGAAAGAGTTCCGTAGTCAGTATCAACTAAACTAGAAGCTTTAGCTCCTTGATTTGTTTTGATAATGAAAACTCGGCTTGGTCCGCCAACGATACCTACGTCGCCAGATGGGCTAGCCATGATTCGCATAGCGTCAACAATTGGACCTCGGATGTACTTAGCTTGAACTTTGTCAAACTGGTCTGCACCGAAGAAATTGTTTTTGACGTCTTCTACTGAAAAGTCAGCCCCACCGTCAGCTTCGCCGATGATAGTGATGATGCCAGTGGATACGATTCCTGACGGTGACGATTTGACGGTCACGGTCGGATATGCCCCTGGTATGTTAGTAGAAACATTTGCTGTTGTTAGTTTCTGTGCCATATTATTCTAATCTCCTATTTCTTAAATCCGAAATTTTTTACGCCTTGCTCAAATAACTCTGGCTGGTCGTGTCTGATTGCCTTTAAATGAGCCCAAACAACTTCTTCAACTTCTTTCGATTGATTGAAGGATTTTTTGTTTACAGCCCAGTACTGTCTAAATGATTCTCTAGCGTCGACATCTTCAAGAATTTCTTTTTTACTTTCCATTCTGATCTGTCTCTCTTCTTCCATTTTCTCCCGAATCTCTTCGGTCTTTGTTTTAAAGTCAGGGTTTTTTGGTCTTGCCATAATTACCTATTCTTTCTCTGTCTTAGTCAATTTAGGTTTTGGCTCTTCTTTTAACTGCTGTAACTTTTTCTTGTGAGTCTCTTTCGCGTCAGCAATCTTGCCTCTGCGAACTTGAGCTCCAGCTAAGCTATGCTGATACTCATGCCCCACGAACTTGCCGTCTTTAACTGGACGACCATGGACTACTGTAGGATTTGCCTCTTCATGACTGTTCGAAGCTCGGACCATCTTGAGGGCATCTTTTTGACCCTTAAGTCCTGCTTTAGTTTCAAATTTATTAGCCTTAGTCAAGTTAGGTTTTGGCATAGCTTTAAGCTCGTTTAAAACCTTAGTATGTTCTTTTACAGCATGTTCTTTCGTCGAAGCGGAAGGTTTAACTCCAGACACTAGTCTAGCTCCAACATCAGACGTTCCTGTGTTTTTTCCAGCCATAAAGTGAGGCTGATGAACACCCTTCTCTTTAGACTCAGCTTTCTTCATCTCTCTTTTACCCATAAAAACCTTCAAAGGCTTTGGCATCTTAGCCGCAGCTTGAGGCTTGGGAGCGCTCATTTCTGGCTTTTCAGCAGCTTTAGGAGTCGGAGGCAACTTAATACCTTTAAGACCTTGAGACTGAGCCGCATTCATATTCTGAGGGTCTGCTTTTTCTAATTTATTAAAAGCTTTACTATTCTTGATAGTCTGTTCAGCTTTTTTCAAAATAGCCTGAGCTACCTCTTTTGCGTCGTATTCTTTTTTGCTCACAAAATCTCCTATTACAGTAAAGATTGGCTTCTGTAAAAATAGCTAGTAATAATAGCTACTTAGATGTTTCCGTTTTTTGTAAATGCCACTTAGCTTCTTCAACCATATGGGCATCGCTAGGATGTTCCAATGTCGACAGTCTTTCGATCTTCGCATGGTCTTCTCTAGACTGAGGGTTCAGAGCGCTTCTCATAACTTCCATTCGTCTCTTGATCTCAGTGTGATTCTTTTTGTTTTTATGATCAAGCTTAGGGAGATACTCTTCTTGAGTTCCTAATTTTAAAGCTTTTGTAAGTTTTGGCTTAGGCATGTCTTTTAATTCAGCAAGTTTTTCACGATGCATCTGCTTACCGCGTTCATGGTACATATCTGCCATATACTCGTTGGGCTGTTTTTCTTTGGATCTTTCTATATTTCGGCCAGCTTGAGACTGCCCCTTCTCTTCAAGTCCTGAGAATCCACCAGAAGTGTGAACGCCCTTTATGTTCTTGTGCTGAGCTCTATCAAAAGATTTAGAGCTCTTAGTCAAATTAGGCTTAGGCATTTGCTTAAGTTCAGTTAATCTAGCTTTATGAGCATCTTTAGCTCGGTCTCTTTTGCCTTCATGGAACTGGCTAGGCTTGTTGTTATTGGCCTTAGCTTCTCTAGTTGCAATCCCAGCCTTAGACTCTCCGCCTTTAGGGTTAACTGGTTGATGAACGCCCTTTTCATTATGCTTAGGACTATTGAAAAGTCGCTCAAACCTCTTATCCGTAGCTTCAGGACCATCATCTCGCTTGCTTTGAGACTTAGCCATTCTATTATCCATGAATTTTTGTAACTTGTGAACTCCCTTTACAGGAGCCTCTTCAGACATGGCAACTTTGTTCTGAGGGTTCTTAGTATCCATCTGGCCAAGAGCGGCCTTAGCATTCATTTCTTTTTGATGTTGGATATTTTGCAAGTTCTGATTGATATCTTTTTGAGGGTCAGCTTCTTTATTGAGAACTGACTCTCCGCCAGAAACATGAGCACTTTCAGGTACTTGGGCAGTGTCATTGCTGTCGTCCAGATCAGCCATAACTCTATCTAAAGTAGATTTTCTGTCTGGCATACCATCCAAGGCTTTCATAACAGTTTGGTTGCCATTTTTAAGGGCTTTACCGATGGCTCTGTGGAGGGCTTTTTTTAGTATCTTGTATTTATCCATATCCTAAAGATTGTCCTTCATGTGGGCTATTTCTTTGTGGTCCAAACATCATCTTCTGTATCTAAAAAGTCAGGGGAGTCTAAATTCGAAATGATCTTAATTCCAGCATGGATTCCAAGAGCTCCTTGATCGTCAACAACCTCGACAGCCTCAATCGTTCTGGCTGGAGTTTTAATCCAAGAGTTCTCAACCATTCCACTCATGTTGATATATCTAGAGAAAACGTTGTCGCCACCAGCTGGGCCAAAAGAATTGTTCGGAGCCATGTCGGTGCTTTGGAATGTTGCTTGAGCAAACTCCCGACCTTCTAAAAGGCTTTCTTTATATCTAAGTAGGCTGTACATGGTAATAGCGTGAAGCCAAAGAAGCTGAGTTGGCTCTCCGACGACATGGCACCCAATTGAGTAGGTCTCTTGGAAAAACGAGTGTTCTCTACGAACCTTATAACTTTGATACTTCGGAATAATTGCGAATTTATTAGCGGTGAGCTCGGTTCCTTCAGCAATAAAGAGACCTTCAGCTGTGATACTGACTATGGGATAAGCGTTGCCAGTAGCTGGGTCGACAATAAGCTGGCCTTCTCGGACCTTTCGAGTGCTTGTGTCAGAACCAACAACCATAAGGCCTCGATCTGAATCATAGGAAACTGGGACAAAGGGCTTAACTATATAAGGGATGGGCTTACCGATCTGATTAGGCATTAGCTCTTCGATTTCAGTGGAAAGATCGGCCATGTGCTTCATGTCTTCCATTTCAGAAGATGAGCCTAGGCCTATAGTAATGCAAGGGAATTGGTCTTTATCTTGACGGAATCTTAAATTGATCTCGATTCGATTATTAAGGAACCACTCTTTGCAGGCATCAACTTCTTTCTGACCATAGGCTTTAACTAAACGTGAATCTTTAGTGAACTGGCCCATGACGTCATCCAAAAGCCAAGGGTTCTTTCGAATATCCTCAAGACCTAACTCGATAGCTTGTTTAATAATAAGATCGCCGTTGAATATCGCCATACCTTTAAGATTGTCTTTTTAAATCCCACTCTATCTCAGCCCAACAATCTTAAAGGTATGGGATACGCAGGTATAGTTTATAAAATAACAAATATGATAACTAAAAAAATATACATAGGGCAGACTGTCGGGTCTCTGTCCAACAGATGGGCGTCTCACTGTACTCCCAAATCAAGCTGTAGACGACTATCTAGATCGATAGCTAAGCATGGTAAAGAAAATTTCAAAGTAGAAATCATCTGTCGGTGCTATTCCATAGAAGAGATGAACCATAGAGAGCAATACTATATACGCCTTTTCAGGTCTATGAGTCCAAATGGATACAATCTAATGACTGGAGGGTCGAACTCCAAATCCAGCCTAGAAACCACAAGAAAAAGAGTAGCCTCTTTAAAAAAACATTGGGAATCCCATTCTAGACCGTCAGTGTCTCTTGAGACAAGACAGAAAATATCAAAAGCAACGAAGGGAGTCAAGAGGTCCGAAGAGACAAGGCGACGGATGGGAGTTAAGTCTAGAGTTCCTGTATATCAATACTCTATGAGTGGAATATTTATTCAGGAGTTCAGCTCCAGCTCCACAGCAAAGAAAGAATTAGGAATAGGTAATGAGGAGATTGGTAAGGTATGCCGAGGGAAGAAAAGGTCGGCTGGAGGATACCAATGGCGTTTTTTTAAAACTGAAGATATAGGAGAGGTAAGACCCAGAGCCTCTTACGTCAGAGGTATTATTTTAAAAAGCAAGCATTTTGTAAAAATAGAGAAAATAGACTTATTGGGGAATTTAATAAAGACATATGCTACGGCCACCGAAGCCTCAAAAGAAAATAATATAAGCGCCAGTCATCTGCTTAAAAATGCCAAAGGGAAAAAGAGACCAATTCAGGGTTTTATTTTTCGTATTGCTTGAGTATCTCTGGAAGAATATCTCTCTCCCAAATTTCTTGCATATCTTCGAACGCCTTGTCCATGAAGTTCTTCGGCTCCAGACCGGGGTGGACCCACTTCCCGTCCTTCTTCGATTTATCCGATACCATTCGAAACGTCATGATATCTCTGCGAACGTTACCGCTAGCTGTCTGGGTTTGGTAAATAGTTAAGCCGCTCAAAGCAGGGTGGCTGGCCTTGTCAGTTGGGTGAGGGCTATTCAAATCCATAGAATGTAACTTACCAATCCGAGGACTTCCGTCAGCATTGTATTCCAGCTTCTTAAAAGGAATGTTTTTAGCCTTAAGCTGTCTCTTGATAGACTCGGTTAAAAGCTGAGATGATTTAGTTTGCTGACTCATGGGCTTAGAATGTTCGAACGGAATAGCTTTATATCTATTACCGTTTTTACCAACCTTAGCGCCGTTACGCAAAAGATCGTCAACCATAGAGCCAGACTTACGACCTTCTTCGATAAACATAGCAGGCTCATCCAGAGTAACGACCCAGACTCCATCTGTTATTTGCTGAAAATCTAAATTATCTGTGTACAGTTTTCGGGTAGAGTTTAGTTCGGCGTTTGCGAGCTCGATTGTTCGGGCATGTGTCATAGCTGCGAGCTTACCGACACCTTCAGTAACAGCTTGTTCGACTTCTTTTTTAACATCTTCAAACATAGCAGCTATTTCAGCTGCGTTGATAAAAAGTTTTAAATCAGACATTAGAATTTCTCGTGAGTAAGTTCGCCCTCAGAGTCGAGTGAAGTCGGCTTCTTGCGGTCAATCCACTTAACGCGGCCTGTTGAATTAGAGATTACCTTTTGGAAACCCTTTGAATTAATAGCACCTTCGGCCTGTCGAGGCTTAGCGATATGTTTTGTAGTTTGCTTGGTCGGAAGCTTAGAGCTTTTGCTAACAACCGACCCTACTGCTTTGGGATTTGGCTTTCCTCAGCTGCATCTGGAATGTCAACTTGCTCTTCTTGTGGCATATCTTCTGGTTGAGAAAATAAAGCCTTAGACATTTCGATCATACATTGCAACATAGATAAAGTAGCCTGATATAATTCAGGAGCCTGCTCAGCCATAGCTTCAAGGTTTTGTTTCTGCTCTTTGAAAGAAGAAAGAACTTGAGCGCATTGCTGTTTAAGCTGTCCGCCGTCTTGACTAGAAGAATCCTCTATCATAGAGTTGAATGTGTTGAAGTCCTGATTAGGGTCTTGCTCGTCTTTTTCAGTATCGTCTTCTAAATTCTGCTCATCTTCTTGATCTTGGATTTGCTCAGCTTCAGGAATTTGAATTTCTTCTTCTTGACTGAAATCTTGCTCTTGATCTTCAGGAGCCATCATAACATCTTCCATCATAGACGGGTCTTCTTGAGGAATTTCTTCATCAGAGAATTCTTGCTGATCGTCCATCATTTCAGGGTCTTGATCCATATCTTGGTCTTCAGAAGCATAGTCTTCTAATTGTTCATCAGAATACTCGTCTTCAGGAGATACCTGTTGGTCATCTTCTGGAACGTCTTGCAATAAAGAGTTTTGTTCTAAAAGGTCTTCATCAGTTAAATCTTCGCTTTCAGTTTCTTCGTCAGTATTATCTAATCCATCAATATCAGGATTCTGCTCAACACCTTCTTTAGAAGCGTCTTCATCTAACATATCCTCATCAGAAGCTTCAGGCTCTTGAGATTCATCAGAAAATTCTTGATCATCAGACATCATTTGATCGTCGAACATCTCAGAGTCTTGTTGATCGTCCATCATTTCAGGGTCTTGATCTTCATCAGACACTTCGTCTTGACCCATATCGTCGATATACTGCTCATCAAGCTTATTCTCTTCTTCAGAACCTGATCCATCCTGAGCATGTTGGTGAGCTTGGGCTACGATATCATCTGTTTCAGAGTCGTAAATAAAAATCTGATCTTTACCTGTTAATTTACCAGCAAGTAAGGCTTTACCAGCTTGTGATAAAGAAAGACCTGCTCCGATAGTCATGGTCATTCCAGTGTCTTGTTCGAACTTAGCTCTGACTTGTTCCATTTCTTGAACAAAAGCTTCTTCGTCGTGCTGATCAGTGAAGATCGCAATCCCTTGATCGCCACCTTTAGAAACAACTTTTCCACCTTTAGATATACACCAGTTAGCGATCTCGTCGTTTGACTTATCAATCTTACCTGACATTTCAAAAAGATGTTGGATATCATCAGCCAAAACACTTTGGCCTATTGTTCTGCCTGCGTCATCAAAATCCCAAGCGATTACGATTGAATTTTTCATACTATCCTCGATTCCTTTTTTTAAGTATCTCAAGTAACATTTGCATATTTTCAGGGTCAAATGTTTTTGGGAACTTCAGCTTTACGCCGTTTTCAGTTTTCTTAATTAATATCTTATTATCTCGATCGTCACCTAAACAAACACACCCACTGAATTGATTGCCTTCGAAAAGGTTTTTGCCGCAATCAGGACACTCGGTTTTCTCTAATGTTTCAAACTTAACTATAACTTCATTCTTTTCAAGCTTCTTAGATCGGCTAGAAAGAAAGTCCTTAAGTTTAAATTGCTTCTGCTCTTTAGGCTTTTCTTCTTTAGAGGATTCGTTGATCATCTGAGTAAGCTTGGCCTTAATTAAAAAGTCAACAGCCTCTCTTTCTGAGAGTCTTTGGTCAACAACTTGGCGAACCATCATCTGTAGACCTAGGCGATCGTCGATGATCTTTTGGATGTCGTTGATCTGTAGGGAGGCCTGCTCGGGTTTCATTTTAGGGATGTCTTCTTTTTCGTAGAGCTCGAAAGTGGTCATGATGACCAGCCCCACACCGGGCAAACTGCGGTACTTAAACCTCGCCAACACCTTGCCGTCTCTATAGATTTCTCCACTATAGACGTCATTAGAAAATTTAGTAACATCCATCTTAGAAACTGGACTAACTGGCAGGTCTATTGTCTTATTAGAACCTTCCTGCATAGAAGACAGTTCTTTTTGCAAAAGAGAGAGTATAGTTCTTGGAACGATTTGTAAAGCAGTAGCAACTTCCTGATGATCAAGAGTAGTGTTGGTTGAAAGCTTATGAAGCTCAACCTTACTTAACTCTTCGAACCCTTCAGTTCCAAGAGCCTTCTTTAAAAAATCCTCAGCCTCTGGCTTCAAAAACTTCATTTATCTATCTTGCCTGAGCCTGATTAGTGATCACAGTATCGTCAGCAACTATATAAGTAATAGCGCCAGCACCAGTGATGATATAGCTTTTATCAAAAGTAGCCAAGTATAGGTAAGAGTTAGGAGGAACAGCAACACCAACATCTCCAGTAACGGCGTCAACAACACCGATAGCTAAAGCAGCGGCAGCTGAGTCAGCAGAAACACGAGCACTGATGGCGGTTCCTGTTGGGTTATAAATAGCTAAAGTCACGCCCTTAGGGACAGCGCGGATTGTTGTCGCAGCTGTTGTGAATCCCGTAGCTAAAGGAATAGGTATTAGGTGATGGCCCATTTCCATGTTTTTTTGAGCTCCGACCTGCATATTCCAGCTTTGAGACTGGATGCTTGACGGGTCGTCTGATCTTTTATTGATCATACTTCTTACTGTTTTTTTCGTTTGATCGCTCATATATTGGACCTCATATATCCTTAAAGATTGTTATTCTTCGCTGTCGTCGAACATGTTCATATTGACCTTAATAGCATCTGGTTCTGTAATCGATTCTATAGGCTCTGGGACTTGTCTAGGGCTTTTCTGTTGATTCTCAGTTGGTTTTCCGTTGGCTGAGCTGTGGTATACGTATTCGCGCTGAACAACCAAGTGACTTGCCATTCTTTGTGGCGATCGGTCTTCGCCATCGGTCACGTTAGTAACCCTAACCTCGTTAGGGATTTGGACGACGTACCAGTATGATTTGTAGAGATATCGAACGGACATGATGCGGCCTTTGCCAGTGTCTGGGTCAATGCCCGGATTCTGGCCCGTCGACAACCATCGAATATCGCCCTCTTGAGTAATAACGAAGTCAATACCTTCAGAATAGTAAGTGCCCTTGCTGTCCATGACAGATTCGATCTTGCAGATAGGAAACATCGGAGTATTATCACGATCGGCTTCGTAGTCCATTCTCTGATAGTTAGGAACTAAAACGTCAGCGTCTGGGTCGGCGATGTACACCCGATCACCCGGTGCAACATAGATGCGGTCCCCATTAGCCTGACCACCCTGCTTATTGTAATATCTTGGCATGATCAATCTAGAAGTCGAAGAGTCTATTATTCCACCCTCAGCTCTGCTTTGGCTTTTTGAATTGCTAACCATGGTAGCTGTAAAGCAGCCAGCGCTTTTGTAAATCATTCCGTTAGAACTGATGATATCAAGCTGGTCTGGTTTTCTATAGTCGCCCTTATCTTTCATTCCGATAGGAGAAGGAGTCGCCTTAAAGTGGGTGAAGTCCACTCCCAAGCCAGTAACCATTTGATCTTGCTTAAGTAAATCAAAAGACGGCTGAAAAAGGTCTCCGCCTCTTTGAATAGTATCTATTTGAGTTCCTTTAGGTTTTCTATCAGACAAGTTATTTATCCTTCATTGTTTTTGCGATCTTATCGAGCTCTTTAACCAAATTGGTATTCATCTCGATAGTCTCTTTAACAACATAAGCTTTTTTATTAGATTTTTCAATCTTTTTTAATTGGCTAGCTAATCTGGCCCCACTAATAGCATCATTACAGTCGAACTTTACATCAAAGGGACTGAGGACTTTTAGCTTTAAAAGCTCAATCATTTGAGATATTAAAGTAGAAACCTCTTCTGTGTCTTTTGTGTTTCTGTAGTTTACTTGTATCGACTTTAAACCGTTAACCTGTTCCTTTAACGGCTCTCTTTCATTATACTCTCGGACTGTGTTGTTCATGTATTCAAATTTGACGCACATACTATTTCTTCAAAAGGTCTTTAACCTTGAAAGATTTGTTTCTAAAAACAATAGACTCTTTTCCTGAATTGCTAGCTTCTTGAGTCACAGCTCGAACAATAGCTGAGGAGATTGGAAGCTCTTCGTCTTTAATGAGATTCGAAGGACTCATGACAACTAAAGAGTTATCCATTTTAAATGTTTTATATTGAACCACTTCAGAGCCGTACTTAGAAACTATGTATGAAGTATCTTCGTGTTTTTTTAATGCGTGGAGCTCATACCCTTTAAGTCTTAATTCTTTAGGAACTAGCTCGGTCAATCCAGTGACGCGCTCTATGTCGAATGATTCCGACTTTTCCATAGCTGGTCTATAAGACCTGAAGTTCTTTTCTAGGCTGTATTTGACGATAGCGGCGTGGGAGCCAGTAGCTAAAGCCTCATCTTGGCCTCTGCCTTGCTGTCGACCTATTGCCATAAAAAATCCACCGATACATTTAACGAGTTTTACAGGACTTCCGTCCAACTCTCCGATGTCGTCTATAGATTCAATTTCACTTGGTTTTATTGATAAACTCATATGTTCTCCGATACCCTAAAGATTGTTAGGGTTTACCATCATAAGCACGTTTTATCTTCATTACATGCCAATGGCTATTAATATCTTTACCTTGTTGTTTAGCTCTTAAAGTCCCAGTGACGCCATTAAGCCAGCTGTGGCCAATAGCAGCTAAATCGTCGCCAAACTTACCGTAGACCTTATCATAATAAGCTGAAGCGACTTGGTGCTCGAGCTTGGGATTCTGGGCCATATAATCATGAACTGAATCGTGGTCCATATCAAGAACGGCTCTGTGCTCTTTAAGGCTTGGATTTTTAGCTATAGTGTCTTTGATTGTATTAGGCATTAAGCCGTAAGACCCCCAAGCAGTCCCCTGAGATGTGGGCTGGTGGTTCGTATTTTGGCCACCACGAGACTCAACCATAGCAATGGCTCTTAAGACCTTTTGCTTGTCAAGCCCTTGTTTTTGCTCAACTTTTGGCTGAGATTGGACATTTGGCTGAACGTTTGATCTGTTTGTTTTTGATGGGAACAGAGCTCCTGCCCCAATCATGCTAGCCAATGCAACTTTAGATGCTATTCCTTTTTCCATAGAATTCAGAATAACATCATTTTCAGATTTAAGCAAAGATTTTAAGCCAAGATATTGGTCTAAAGTTAAGGATTTTTTAATGGCAGCTCTGCGAACCATAACTCCGCTAGAAACCTTCTCAGCTGGAGCTTTAGGGTCTATTTGCTTGGTATCACCGATGCGTCTGGCAGGATTGTTAGCTTGGTCGGTAGACGGTCCCCCACCCTGCTCATTACGTAATCCACTTCCTCTTGGCTGTAAACCAGATGGAGATCCATTCCGTACATGTAGGTCCTGCACAGGTCCAGAAGTTCCTGATCGGTCATTTGCTTTAGGAGATCCATTGTTAGCCCCATTTCTAAAATTGAAAACTATAGGCTTATAGTTAGCCACTTGACTGTGTGATTCTCTTGTGATTTGCAAGTTATTAGGGTCTTCAGTATTTATACTAACACCGTTTCCACCTAAAAGCAAGTCCCTTACGTGTCTAGCTCTTAATTTTTGTTTGCCGTTGTCTTCAGATGGGATGAAGTGCCTATTAGGGTCGCTAAGTACGTGATTTATGACCTTCTTTACGCTTTCTTTGTGGTGTTCTGGGATTCTATCTAAGAATCTTTGTACCAATTCGGGATTTTGAATAGTGCTGTCGATCTTATTGGCTTGACTTGGGCTCGCATGCCACATAAGCATTCCGTTAGGATGGTATTTGGAAATCCAAGGCTGACTCGCATGCTGTTCGTTCTCTTGAACTGGAGCTGATTTTTCTAAAAGCTCTTCGTCTTGGATATTAAAAGTAATTGATTTACCGAAAGTGCGATTTGGGTTGGCCCAAAGTTTTTGAGCTGCAGGGGTTTGTTCGTGTGAGATAGGGAGTATTTTCAGTCCTGTCTTTTTCTCTATATGTCTGTAGATTCTTGACGCTATCCCTTTTCTTTGATGCTGAGGCAAAACCTGAGCATCTGATATGTGAAGAATTCTGCCTTTTTCTGGGTGATCTATTTCGTCAATCTGAAAAAAACCAGCACTGTCAGATTCTTTAGAGTTAGGCGCTGAGACGTGATAAGTATGGACGGTTCCTAAACGATCGTGGTAGGGTTTCATGTATTTTAATTTATATCCCTCTTTTTTCCAATCTCCTTTAGCTCCTTTTTTCATTGGCATTGGAGGTGGGAAACTAGGAGCTTCAGAATTCTGAGCGTCTTCGGCCATCTTTTTTTCTTTGTTCTTAGCAGAAGAAACCATTTTATTAGCAGAAGAAACTTTACGATCGACAATAGCTTCGTGCAATTCCTGTTCAGAGTAATCGGTACCGTTCTCTCCAACGTTATTGTCTTGCTTAATTTGCTGAAGACGATTTAATGGGATATGTTTAGACGGAGTCTTAGTGCCAGATTTATTGAGATCGCCGATCTCTTTCTTGTACTCTTCAGTATTCATTCGATGGAATCTGTGCAAATTAGACATTTGAGCTCTCCAGTTCTTCTTGGATTTCTTTTATGGTTTCTGGCAGCTGTCTTCTGTAGTGTCTGGTTCTGTTCATAGAGGTCCCAAAAAACTGCCCTAAAAAGTCAGCAAGATCTTTTTTTATCTTATCTTTGTTAAAATACCAATCTTCTTCTTTAATGTGGAAAACTTCTATATCTAGTGTTTTAAAAAAAGCATCCTTATCTTCGTGATACGTCTTAGCCTGATCTAGTGTTAGGCTAGGTCTTTTTGACAATACCTCTAAAGAGTGCCAGTATTTACCGTCAAATTCCACACCTTTTTTTATCTCAGGTATGTAAAAATCCAACTCGTATCTTCTTAATGGGTAAAGAGGGTTTTTATTTTTAAAAACTTTAGACATAACTGAGGGGAAGTAAGGCTTAAGCATTTTTAGTATCTCGGTTTCGGGACCAGATTTCCCTCCTCCTACCATATGCTGACAGACTTCATTTAAGCATTTCAGTTTTCTTGCTTGGTTATAAGTTCTGCGATCCTTACTGTCCCACTCGCCTCTGCTATTGTACTTCAAAGCGGCTTCTTTTATTTCTTCCATGAGAGGAGCAGGAATCCTCCTCGCCTCCATGTGTTGGCATATCTCATTTATCCAGCCATTCTTCACAGCCGCCAAATAACTACCTGCATCATTAACGCAAAACTCTCTTCTTGTTTTATACTTTAAGGCGTCGATTGCGGCAGTCTCTTTAGTGTGTTTTTGCACTTTTTTTACGGAGGTCATGTGGGAGCACACTTTGTTTACAAAATCCATTCCTCTTAAAAACGCCGCAGCGTAGGCCTTACTATTTTTAGCAAACTCAGACCTTGTTTTAAACTGCATTGCTATTCTCTCAATCTCTTCATCAGTATAGCGTCTGGTTGCTGGAAGCTGCATGTGAGCACAGACGGCGTCTAGAAGCCCCTGTCTTCTTGCTGATATATATGCCCCTGAATTTCCCTTTTGGAAATCAGCCCTGCGGACATACTTAATCGCTTCGGCCTGTATTTTATCTAATGTCCATTTTCTGGGATTACTCATGCCATTTCCCATTTATAATATGATCAGGCATGAGACCTGCTTTTTGGGGCGCATACGCAGAACCAGGTTTCTGCTGGTTGAGATGACCTATTTCATTTGAAAAATTTACAAAAGAGTTCTGGCCCATTGTTTCCGACGCTAGAGCTTTTTGAGCTAACGGGCTGTACATCTTTTTGTGTTCTAGAAAACTTTCGTGTTCGCCTTTTGGGCCGAATCCATTTCTCAGTTTGTGATGGATTCGATCATGAACTACTCGGAAGAGGTCATTGGCCAGCATTGGCTTGCCACCGTGGTTGAATTCGGTAGGCTGTAACATAGGATGGTCTTTATGGATTTCATCGCCGCTACCAAAACCTTGCTCTGTAGGGAAGTACCACATATGTCCATTATCGACATCAGCATGTAGGTGTTTTGAGGTTGGGTAAGGATTTTCCTGTCCCTCTTTTATCTTAGATATTTTGAAACCAGAATTAAGCATGTCTTGAAACTGTTTTTTAGTCTCATTGATCAAAGCTCCGTAAGCAG